ACCGTCTCTTGCGGAGCATCCCTCCCAGTTGGGACTCACCGCGTCAGGAGCGGCGCCGATCTGGGCGCCGCCGCGCACTTCACTCCGCAGCCTTCCTCTTTTTTATATGATTCGCTCGACCCAATCCCCGTGCCCGATGAAGACGGCAGGGGCTTCGATCTCGTCCAAGACTAACCCCGGAAATTCGGGGATTTGCTTAAACTTCCCTGGCACAATATAAAGAAGTTCCCCCCGCTCCGGCGGGAACAGTGGATGCTTATCCATCGGCTCGGCGCCTTCATAAAGATAGGCGCCATAGATTTGTGATTCGGGCATTTCATACCTCCTTAATTTCATAACAAAATGTGCAGAGAGGAATCGCATAGGCTGCGCATCTTAGCCCTTTGCGGTCTAGACGCTTCCAGACGAGAAACGCCCGATCCCACGCCGCAAGCGTCTTCCGGCACCTGGCGATAACGCTCGGCTTGCAAAATACGACGAGGCGCGAACGCCTTGCCGCGGTCGTCCAACGGTCACTCTTCGCGCCATCCGGCAACACCTTCGCAAGCGTCGCGGGCGAGGCGATCTTCACCTGATACCGCCGGGCGTCACTCCGCCCGGCAATCCACGCCGCAAGTGCTTGCTTGCGCGTAAGCCCATCGTTTATAAGGATTGCTGCGATCATCGTCCTTCCCCTTTGGTTATCTGTGGAGAGTGAGGGAGTCGAACCACGCCGAACTCCAAGCCTAGTCAATGCTTGGCGGTTTTGCGCTTGTCATTGCCCGTCCGCCCGTCTACGTCCAAGCCGAACGTTGCCGGGGTTAAAGTCCTTCGCGCCGTCTGATCTCATCGCCCGGCGGAGTGCCTGCCGGGGGGCCGGGCTTGCAACCGGCCTGCGCGTTAACCCGGCCTAAGCCGGGCTGCTCCGCTCTTTCCCCTCCCCCGCCTCAAGACTACCGCTTCGTCTGCGCTGCCGCAACCCCCTCATCGAACTCCTCGTAGATAGGCGTAGTGACAGCTCTCCACCACGCATTTATCGGCATCATTGCGGCTGTTACCCGCGAACCGAGGGCAAGAATATCCCCCCCTTTCAACGGGATTCCCGCAGCTTCATACGCTGCGTCGGCGCGGCGGTCAAACTCTTCCATCAGCGGATCGAGTTTCGCATCCCGCGCCTCACATAGTGCGCAGTATTGCGCAAAATAATCGTTCATCTTCCCTTTCCTTCCTTTCAATTTGCCGGAACTTCCGGCTTCGCGCGCGGCGCTGATCCGATTCAAGCCGCTCCGCCGCGCCGCGGTTGTCCAACGGTCGCTCTTCGCGCCATCTTGCAACCGGCCTGCGCATTACCCCGCCCGGAAGCGGGGCGCTCTGCTGCTATAGGCCACGGTCAGCCCTAGCAAAACCGAGAGAGTCTGTCTTTCCCCACATCTGCCGCCACCACTTCCGCCAACTCCTTTATGACGGTCTCACAAAGATATTGCGATACCAACCGTCTCACTTGCATTTTCTTCTCATACCCCGCCTCTCCAGACTCTAGCACAGCCATTACAGCTGTGCTTATCGGCTCGGCCTCATTCTTGCCGAGAATGATGGACAGGCGATTTTTGAGCGTTTTTTTGAGCTCCCCGGCTGCCTCATCTGGGCCCCAATAGTTGAGCCTGCCTAATAGCAAGAGGAGCCCATCAATTGCGTTGCTCGCGTTCATTTTCTTCCCTTTTCGGTTTTGCCGGGAACCTCTCCCGGCTTTGGGCGCGGCGGGCGTTCGACCGCCCAACGATCCGCTTGCCGCGCCTGATACTCAATCCGTCAGACATTGGCGTGACCATCTCACGCCGCAGGAGTCAAAAATCTCCCCCACCTCTTGAATCGTAAGATTCGGCGCCATCCGGCGCTCAAGCTCCGCCCATATTTTCGGCAACCGGCGCGGGGAGCACCGAGTTGAGACCGCCGGGCGATTATACGCGTCCCGGAGATCATAGGCGATTATGTAATCGTCCACAAAATCCACCAATGTGTTCCCGTTCCGCAGTTGCGGAGAATTCTGCTTCATCTCATTCCCTTTTCGGTTTTGCCGGGAACCTTTCCCGGCTTCGGGCGCGGCGCTGATCCGATTCAAGCCGCTCCGCCGCGCCGCGTGCCTAGGCCGCCGCTTCCGCCGCTACCTTCCACGCCTCCGCCTCCCTTGCCGCCTTCGCCACCGCCGCCCTCCGCGCCGTCAAGGCTCTGTCCCAAGCCTCCCACGCCTTTGCCTCTGCCTCCTCCGTCCACGCCTCTGCCTCCTCCGCATACTCTGCCGCGGGCTCCCTTGTTGAGGTATTCATCTTCCTTCCCCTTTCGGTTTTGCCGGGAACCTTTCCCGGCTTCGGGCGCGGCGCCGATCTGAGTCTGGCCGCTCCGCCGCGCCAATCCATCATAGCGGGTTACCAGCCCCGCTCCTTTTTGATGTCTTCCTCAATCTGGTGTAGTTTTTGGAGAGACACGGGCGTAGGTGTGGTCAGCCCGTGCTCCCAACTTGAGATGGTTCTGATCGTCACGCCCATTATCCGGGCGAATTCGGCTTGGGTCTGGTTTAGACCTTGCCGCAGTTGGCGGATTTGGAGGGAGACTTCCCTCTCCTCTTCCCACTCCAACTTCTGGCGGAGAAATGTGGCTTCTTCCGTCGACGCCGCCTCCGCCTGCGCCTCCGCCGCCTTTGCTGTTTTGAGAAGCGCCCACGCTGCCTCATCCGCCCGCGCCCTCGCTAACTTTGTTGCCTTCTTCATCTTCTTCCCCTTTCGGTTTTGCCGGGAAGCCCCCGGCTCGGCACGCCCATCATCCCGACGAGCGTCAACCCCAATATACTGCTCCCCCCCCGCACTTGTCAAGTATTTTCTCATCTTTTTTCAGAAATCTGTAAATAGTTTGTAAGCGGTTGTTAAGTCCAACAATTATAACTATTTTGACCCCCGCATACAAAAACACCCCAAAACCCCTTGACTCGGCGTAAATGGCTCCCTAGATTGAGGGCGGTCAATAGACAGCATAAGCCCTGCCTCAACCAAAAAGATTATGCGCAGCCGCAGGATTGCCTTGCCCTCCCGCCCGACCGGGGAGGCGCGTCACGAGGCTAACTGCTACTTCCATCCACACATACACCCGCAGACGGGCTGCCCGGCGGAGTAGGATGGCGGGGAAAGACGGCGGGAGAGGGAGCAATCGGGATAAGGGCAAGGCGGGCAGCTGTCGTCGTATCGCGGGCGCCTCAGAGGTCCAGCAGGTCACCCGGCCCTGGCTGGCGGCGTAACCGGGGCTCATAGCCGGAGATGGCTATGAGGGAGGAGAGCTATATCCGGGAGAGCCGGGAGCGCAGAGGGAATGGCCACGCGGGGGCGCGCAAGGGATAAGGATCGCGCGTGAGCGATTTGGCGCGGGCGGATCCCGCGCGGGCGGGAGCGTGATGACGGCAAAAATTGCCTGCTGTAGATCAACGGAGAGGCGCGATCTCGGTGCGGGGCGATATAATATATGGCGGGATCCCGCAAGTGGCCGGGCGCGGAAGCCTCTCATATAGGGATCGCGTGCGCGTGAGCTGGGGGATTCCGGGCTTCGGGAGGGGCTCAGTAAGAGGGGGATTGTGGCTAACAAAAGGGCGGTCTTACTGCGCGGGATCATTGCCCGTGCCTGCGTCTGTTGTCACGCCGTGATAGGCGCTAGCGAGTGGTTCGTCTCGGCTTGCCCGCGGCGCGGCGTAATCTGCGGGCGGTGCGCTGAGCGGGAGGGGAAGGAGGCGCGAAGGCGAAACGGAGGTATAGATTGATACGGTTGCGCTGGTGATCGGGGCTTGGCGCCGTCTGCAAATCCTGCCATAATGGCAGTTGCGTCACAACTTGATTGCTAATGGCTATCAAAATGGCAGTAATTACCCCTTGTCGGAGCGAATCCGGCGAGGGCGTTTTTTTTGGAGTGCCGATTTACACCTTGACAAAATACCTGCCCGAATACGACGAACATACACCCGCAGACGGGCTGCCCGGCGGAGTAGGATGGCGGGGAAAGACGGCGGGAGAGGGAGCAATCGGGATAAGGGCAAGGCGGGCAGCTGTCGTCGTATCGCGGGCGCCTCAGAGGTCCAGCAGGTCACCCGGCCCTGGCTGGCGGCGTAACCGGGGCTCATAGCCGGAGATGGCTATGAGGGAGGAGAGCTATATCCGGGAGAGACGAGAGCGCCGAGGGAATGGCCACGCGGGGGCGCGCGAGGGATAAGGATCGCGCACGAGGGGTTTGCGTCGCTGGCCTTGTCGGGCGGGCGCGAGCGTGGCCGGGCAAAAGCGGCAAAAATTGCCTGCTGCAAATCAACGGAGAGGCGCGATCTCGGTGCGGGGCGATATAATATATGGCGGGATTCCTCAAGTGGCTGGACGCGGAAGCCTCTCATAAGGATCGCGTGCGCGCGTGAGCGGCGCGAGTGACTACACAAGAGGGCGGGGAATGAGGCAGTTAGTTGTCATCGGGGGCGCTTCGGGTCCCGGGGAGTCTCAGGTCGTGGGGTTGCTGGAGCTTTGGCGCGTCAAGCCGGTCGGTGAGGGTTAGATGGGAGGGCGGGCTTCCAAGCGACGGGATATATTGACTAAGGCCATTATTGCCCGTTCCTGCGTCTGTTGTCACGCCGTGATAGCTGGGGGGGATTGGTGCGTAAGGTTGGAGCGTGATCGGGGGGTTATCTGCGGGAGGTGCGCGGAGCGGGAGGGGAAGGAGGTGCAGCGGCGAAACGGAGGCATAGGTTGACGGACTCGCTAATGATCGCGGCTTGGCGCCGTCTGCAAAACCTGTCATAATGGCAGACCTGTCGGAACTTGCTTGGATTGGGACGGATTTTGGTAGTAATTAACCCTTGTCGGAGCGTATCCGGCGAGGGATTTTTTTTTGGAGTGCCGATTTACACCTTGACAAAATACCTGCCCGAATACGACGAGGCGGTCTATCTGCATATGTCTGGCGGTCTCTCGGCCACGTCGTTCGGCGGGGTCGTTCATGTGTCAAAACAGACCTTGCAGGAGTGGCGGAAAAAGTGGCCGGGGTTCGACCAGGCAATCTTTCGGGGTGAACCGGCGCGGCAGCTCTATTGGGAACAACGGCTTAAGGCTACGGGCCGAATGGATTGCGCTCCGGTGATGTTTGCGCTCAAAAACTGTAGTCGTAATTCGGGCGAGGATCAGTTCACGGACGTGCGAGAGATGACTCTTGACGCGCCGGGGTTGGAGGCGGCAATACTAGGCAAGTGGGGCGCGCACCCCACGGATAAAACAGGAGAATCGAAATGAAGCGGTTATTTTTGCTTGGGTTGGCGCTGATGCTTCTGGCCGGAATGGGCTGGGCGCAATCGCCATTTGCCAACAGCGGGTTCAAAGTCGGTCACGTGGATGTTAGTTCGAGTGACCTTTACGGGATGTTCCCGGCCGAAGGGGTTTTGGTCAGGGTTACGAGCGTCACGTCTGCGACGGTTTTTAAAGTTGAGGGGCTTGCGGGCTTTGTAACCGGCAGTTATGGCACGGCGACGCAGGTGGACAGTCTATTCCCTGGCAACTATGTCCTGCGCGGGGTTTCTTGTTTCACGACCGCGAATGAGGGTGTGGCCCAAACAATAACTGCGTATAACAAGGGCAGCGGGCAGTTCACAACGACAGCCTGGGGGACGGCGCTGATCAGAGGCGATATACTGGCGCTCGTGCCGGTCTCTTCGCTGATGGCGGCGGCTCAATACATCCGCGTTGACACCGGGGTGATTGTGTCCAATAATGACGGGGTGGGTTGGGATAGCACAATGTTCCACACTGTCCTCAACGTGACCGGGATCGTTCGCGTTCAAATAATGGCGGAGATTGTGACCGATCTGGCCGGGGCAACGGCTACCGTGGCGCTAGGGGTGGCGGGTATGGCAACGGCATTCATAGCCGCGACAACGGCGACAGAGCTTGACGCTGGCGTGTGGTATAACACGATAAACGAGGCGACCGTTACCCTCAGTTTTGTAAATGCGGTGAAGGACTTGGTTAGCATAGGCGACGATGTTGGATTGACGGTAGGGACGGCTGATTTATCGGGTGGGCGGATAATTTTTCACTGCTGGGTGACGCCGTTAGCGACGGGCGCGGGAGCGGTCGCGGGCACAGGTCTATAAATAAGGGCATAAACCGATGAGAAAGTATATCATAGCGCTGTGTGCGCTTCTTCCGTTCGTTGTTGTCGGGCAGTATGTGACGGACGTGTTCCCGGACGACGGGTCGAAGGTATTGATTTACGGCGCGAACAGCGCAGGAAACGGCACTACGACGGTTGGGTTCAACGAGTTGATTTCGACGGGGGCATTGGGTTCGGCTCCGAACTATGTCGGTTACTGGTGTCGCGTCATTCACGACGCTGGGGGCGCTGGGACGGCTCCTCAGACGCAGATGCGCCAAGTTACAGGTTACAGCTCGACGACGGGGGTGTTGACGTTTGCGACGGGGTTTGCGAACGCGCTTGCGTCGGGCGACAAGGTTTATCTTTTTCCGGGTTCATCGTTGCAGGCGATCTGTGGGACGGAGGGCGTCCCGGCGGTAACCGCGACGAAGCTTGCGGCAGGGGAGAACCTTGCGGACGGGATGTTGTATATCAATAACACTGCCGACACGGTCAACAACAAACTTGAGTATGCAGAGGATATGGCAGAGAGCACTCGTGATTCTTTGTCATATATGCACAAGTTGCTATGGGGGGCTGCCGGGCTGCCTGCGCTAACGGGGACTCGCTTGGCAGCTGGTGGTGGCGTATCGGCCGGGGAGGGGTTACTGTTCATCAGCGATGCCACGGACTCGGTCTATAAGTGGGTCGGCGGTGCGGATGGCGCGACGTGGGGGACGGCGGCGGAGCCTGCGGCGGGCGTGAATCTGCTTGAGGGCTTCGGGTATGCCCAGAACCAGCTTGACTCGGTTGTTGGTGCGTCGTATGGCGCGGTCGGGTCGCAATGGTCGCAGTCGGCTGCCTCGTATGTGGCGGGCGTGTCGCACGAGCAGGTTTTGATGGACTTGCAGGATCAGATGGATACTGTCAATGCCGTCAAGCTTGAGTATGCAGAGGATATGGGGGAGAGCACTCGTGACTCCCTGTCGTATCTTCATAAGCTATTATGGGGAGCCGACGGATTGCCTGCGCTAACCGGCGCCCGTTTGGCAGCCGGCGGCGGCGTATCGGCTGGTGAAGGATTGCTGTTCCTCAGCGATGCGGTTGATACAATGAATGCCGTCAAGCTTGAGTATGCGGAGGATATGCAGGAGGGTATTCGTGATTCGCTTGAGGATGCGAATGACCATTTGCAGACGCTTCTCGGCGTTACGGCTGGGTTTGTGTCGGAAAATATCTGGACGACGGTTGAGGTAGTCGTCAACTTTGCTGCTGCCGGAGCGTGGGAGGATGCTGCAACGACTCACGAGTTATTTGATGTGACGGGTGACGTGGAGTTTGAAGTGACCGCGTTCTGTTCAACTGATGTTGCTGTAACGAGCGCTGACTCATTCTTTGTTGGCGCCGGCGATGGCGCTGGGGCCAATTTCCAAATCTGGCGGATACTGGGTTCGGATTTGGACGCGGGCGAGGGGTGCTTTCGTGGGTGTGGTTATTCGGCGGCTGCGGTTATTCCGACGGCTGCTCAACTCGGCGGGTCAGGCGGTGTATGGCGTGGGACGTCGATGAATGGGCAGGACATTGGGTTTGACATTGACGACAACGATTTTACTGCCGGAATCGTGGTGTTCTACTGCCGCTGGCGACCGGTAACGACGGGCGGGTCGGTAGCTGCGGGCGTTGGCGGGGCTCTATAACAGGAGGGAATAGGCGGGGCGGCTGCTGGTCAACTGTCTCCTGACCTATCGGCAGGCCGCCCCGTCGTTCAAAGTATGTTGCGAGAGCTTGTAGATTGGCCGTTGTTGATAGGGAACCTTCGTTCGCCGAAGTTGTTTCCGTCTTACTGTGTTGATTTTCTGAAGATACAGACGAAGGAGGCGTTGTTTGTTCCCTTTGAGTTTAATTTTTCGCAGCGACTTGCTTGGGATTTGATTGCGCCTCACGTTCAGGCTGGTGGGCGGTGGATAGTGTTGAAGGCGCGGCAGGTTGGTATCAGCACATTGATAGAGGCGATAATAGATTGGCGGACGAGCCTCAACAGCGACGTAAGTTCTTTGATAATGGCGCACGATGCGGACACTTCAAGTCGGTTATACAAGATGTTTAGGACTTACACAGAATACAAGCCTTCGTGGTTGCGTCCTCGGATGGCCAGTAGCGGGAATGAGAAGGGATTGAATTTTAAGAGCATTCGGTCGAGTGTGCGGGTGATAACGGCGGGGTCTAGGGTTGCGACATCAGGCGATACTTTCCATTGCGCCCATTTGTCAGAATATGCGAAGTGGGATCATCCGGTAGAGGTTATGACGTCGCTCACGCCGACGTTGCCTAAGAATGCGCTTGTATTTATAGAATCAACGCCTTACGGATTGGGGAACGACTTTTATTTGCGTTGGATAGCGGCAAAGGAAGGGCGGAGCGACTACATTCCGATATTTCTTCCTTGGTATAACGATCCGGGCTATACACTAGACAAGGTTAGAGTAGGGAATAATGAGGCTTATGACGCTGATCCGACCAAGGCTGAACGTTATTATGTTGACAGGTATAATCTCAATCAGGGGCAGATGAATTGGATGCGTTGGATGGTGGATACAGATTTCAATGGTTCGTTTGACGGGTTCATTCAGGAGTATCCGTTTGATGATGTAAGCTGCTTTCTTTCGAGCGGGAAGCCATATTTTGATATGGGTGCGTTGCGCAATTTGGATTTAGAATTGCGGAAAGCGCGTCACGCGGTGTTGCGTGGTGAGTTCGATAGTGCGGGGCAATATTTTCCGGGCGGGGATGAGGATGTGACGATTTGGGATGTGCCGAATCCGGCGGAGCAAGTTGCCTATCGGTATGTGATATCGGCGGATTGTTGCGAGGGCGGGGGTGGGAATGTTGTAGATGACGGGCAGAAGCGGACGGGTGATACGGATTGGAATTACTGCATAGTCAGGGATAAGGTTCTTGATGTGCAGGTAGCAGAAATACGGAATAAAAAAGACCCCGACTTGTTTGCGGATCAGTTGTTCTGGATTTGGCGGCTGTATGGCAATGGGTTGTCGCCGGCTTACTGGCCGTTGATGATAGTGGAACGTAACAACCCTGGGCAGGCGGTTCTTCTGCGATTGCGGCAATTGCTGACCCAGTATAAGGTTCCTTACTCGCGTCTGTTCCATCAGGGTGATATGAACAAGGACAATGAGCCGACGTTGAAGGATTTGGGATTTAGAACGCAGAAGGGGGGCGATGGCGATAGGTTAGCGATATTGGCGGACGTTCAACGGCGGATACGGCTTGGCAAATCCGGCGTTCTGTCGCAAGTAATCATAGATCAATGCCTGACGTTTATTAAGGATAAGAATCAGAAGCCGATAGCGCAGGAAGGGCGATATGATGACGGGGTGATAGCGCTGGCCTTGAATTATGAGGGGGAGCGTCGGGATAATCCGGCTTGGGAGTTGCCGAAGCCAGTCAGGCGGTCGGCGTTTGACGAGCGTATGATGCGCCAGAAGCAGGGGTTAGACAAGAATCGCTCAGGATACAGGAGAAACCGTTACGCCTGAATTAAGCCAAGACATACTTGACCAGCTTACTCCAGAAGAGTTAGTTGATCTCGCCGCGGAGGATGCGAAGGCCAACGAGCAGCGCGCCCGGGATGCGTTTGAGGTCACAGAGACGTGCGCAATCCTGCTTGACCATTGGTATTCGCACTTCGAGCATTTTAACGAGAATATGTCGCTGGTCTATGGGGATCAGATTCCGAATGACGACCAGGCGGCGCTTCAGGACGATGATCGGCCAATCGTCAATCGGAATATCGTTCTCCCCAAGGTTCTCCAGTATCTTGGCAGTTCTCTGAAGCGTCAACGTTCTATTGCGGCGTTCCCTGTGGATAGTAACGGAGACGATGCAATTGCGGCGAAGATAACCAAGCTTTTTAAGCATACCGAACAAGACAATGATATGGATTATATTGACTTGCAGGTAAGGGGGAGCGCCGCAATCAATAAAGTGGGATGGTATTACATTCCTCCGCCTGCGCCAGACGCAGAAGGCGACGACTTGCTTGTAAAGGTGTATTTTGAACCCCCTGAGAATGTGTTGCTTGACGCTGATGCGAGAGACTTGGATCAGAAGACTTGGCGGCGTGTTGGTCATCGGAGTTGGATGTCTGTGGAAGATATAATGGGCTTGTGGTCGGAATACGCGGATGAGATCAGAGATAAAGTAAAGGATGGGGATAAGAATTGGAACACTCTGACGGAGCGAATCAGACAAGGGGTTAGGCCAGCGTCAACGATAGAGCGCGGAGCCACGTCGAGCACCTTGATTTTGAAGAATGCCGACGTCTATGACAAGGTTAATCAACTCTTTCTTATTCTGTGTTTATGGGAGCGGAATTATAGATGGGGGGCAAATGGGAAGCGCGAGGCCTATATGCTCTTGCGGATTGCAATTCCCTATCTCAATTTTGGGCTTGGCCGTTATGAACTTCCGTTGAAATACTATCCGTTTGTTCTTAATCAAAGTCTGAACTTTGGCTCAACGGTGATTGACACGGCGAGTTATGTTGATCAACTTAGGCCATTGCAGGAAGAGAAAAACCGCGTATCGGCAATGGCAGAGGATGCAATGAGCCGGGCGGTTGCGGAAACGCTCATCTTGGGCAAAGGCGAGGAGACGCTTAAAGAAGCGATCAAGAAGAATGGTTCTAAGCCGGGGATTTATACCGCTGCAACAGATAATCCTGTTGCTGACAGGATCAATTCGGCGGGGATCAGCGTTGGGGTGCAAGAATATATTGCCAAACTTGACGTTGATATTGAAAAAATAAGCGTCTTGCCTCCTGCGGTCGGTGGGGCGGCGGAGAACAAAAGCGAGTCAGGGAGCTATTTTGCGCAGAAGGTGGACCAGGGCGAGCAGTCTATTGAGATATTCAGCTTCATTGAAAACCGGAAGGTTAAGAAGCTGCTCTATCGAGTCATCCTTGAGCGCTATCAGGTTTATTATACAGCGCCTATGGCGCTGAGGATATTTGGCGAGCAACCCATCCAACCAGGCGTCCCAATTCAAAATCAGCCTAAATATGCGGATGTGGCAATAAACCAGATTGATTGGGCGACCGGGTCTATTCTTGACGACATAACAGTTGGTCGTTACGATGTAGTTATTGATGATGTGAATTACAGTAATTCAGTCAGGTCAGAGGAGTTACGTGTGTTGGTTGACGCGCTAAAAGTTGTTCCCCCGCAAGTTGCGGCGCTCCTCCTTCCTGAGTTCATAAAGAATCTTCCGCTTGAGCGGCGTCTTGAATTTTCGGCAATGGCCGAGCAAGTGCTTGCTCCGTTCATAATGCAAGCAATGAATCCGATTCCTCCCGCAGAAGAGGGCGCTGTTGGGAATAGGAGAACAATACAATCGCCCCAACCGGCTATATAGAGCCTCTCGTCTAATCGACCTTTATGTAGCGCAAGCTCGCGGCCTCTCGTTAAACCGACCCGCGAATGGAAGGACAAAACCAATGGCGAACCTAAACTTCGCGCAACCCGATGACAATCCTGATCTTGATTATGTTCCAAATCAGGAAGATTACATCCCTGCCCCGGATGTTGAACTGCCAGACCAGATCGTTGAGCCGTCAGAAGGCGAAGACCCGGGCGCCGACGAACTGGCATATCTGGAGAGTTTGAAGGGCAAGCCGTCTCTCTTGGAAAAAATTGGACTTATTCCGAAGGAGAAGTTCGACCGGGTGGCGAAAGCGGCCAACGATAACCGGACGGCGCTTCGCACATTCGGCGAAAGAACCACTTCAGAGATGCGTGACCTTCGCGCGAAGATTGAACTGCTCCAACCCAGCAGACAGCAGCAGTCTCCAAAGTCTGAGGAACTGTATGCACAATACGAAGAGAGTGGCAAGTTCGAGGATTTGCGGGCGGCAAGGGCAGCGGAGCGCGCGGAGATGGAGTCCTCATTTGAGGCCAAGATGGAGGGGCGGCTGGCAAAGGCCCGCGCCGAGATCGAACAGCAGACTTACGGCGCCCAATCAGAGCGTGAATGGCTTGCTGAGCTTGCCAAAGCGGAGCACAAGGATGTAGACCGCGAAGAGGTGGAGACCTTCTTTGACCGGCAAGAAAATCTAAGAGCCCGCCCCGAAGAGATCATCTTCTCATATCGGGCGAGGAAGTATCTCGCAGCGAATCCAGGCAAAAACTTTATGGACTTTGTCGCGACTTACGGAACCGCCGTGGCAAGGGCCGGGAGGGGAGCGCCGCTTCCTCCGCCGGGCGAAGGTTCGAGGCGGCCAAACCCGCAAACAACCGGGCGAAGGCTGTCAAAACAGGAACTCATTGCTGATTACGACAGCAAGGGGTAAGATTTCATTATGAGGTAAAAGATGGCAGCCTACAAAACATTCACTCATCAAGGTGAACTAACACCCGATCAAATCCGGGATCAGGTGGGATATGTCCCGATTGCAAGGAGTCCTTACGGGCCGATCGCCCAAGAGGTGAATATCGGGCGCGGCGACGTCGCCGCCGGGAATATGCTGGCTTCGGATGTCAATACGGTTATTGCCGACCTCGTTGACGAATTCAACGAGACGGATACCGTCAAGATTCCTACGCTGGAGAATTCGGAAGACGCCCCGGTCTATGGGCAAGGATCGCTGGATGGCGCGGATGCTGAAGCGATTGAGTTCTCGCAGACAGAAGTGAACGTGGGACTATGGGGCAAGCGATTCCCTGTCCCGCGCGACATCATCACCAAGATTCGGAGTAAGAAGGTCGGTGATCTGATGCGTCTGACGCGCAAGAATGTGGTCAGATGGGCAATGCGTGTTCGCACTGAACAGATCACGCGGTCTTGGTATGAGGGGCGGCCGCTTCATATTTCGCGCGCGTCTTCGGACTATATCCCGACGGCTCTGGGAACCGGGACGCCGCTCGGCAAGGGTCGCCATCACTGCCCAAACATACACGTGGCAGGGCAGGGATTGGTGTCGCACTCGACGACTCATACAGTGTTCGATTCCAGTATCAACGATTACCTCGTCCTGCTCCAGGGTGATGGTTCAGCCGCTGCGCTTCCGAATCCTGACGCGCTCGACGCTGTTCTCAACGATATGAACTACAAGGACTTCGAGCCTGCGCTGGAGGAATATGGTGCGGGGATGTTTATCGGCTATGCGACGCCGGAAGTGTTCCAGTTGCTGAAGGCCAATGACAAGATCAAGCAGATCGAGCAGAGTGCGTTTCGTGGCGCGATGATGAAAGACCCGATTCTGACCCCCGGGGACTTGATCTATAGGAATATCGTCATCAAGCAACATAAGGACATTGCGTGGGAGATTCACCATTCCTGCACCGATCCGAGCGGCGCCGCCGCGGGTGGGTGGTATGTTCGTTATGGGCCGATGAACTCGGATGAGAACCAAGAGCTTTCACTCTTCGGTCGTCAATCAACCGATTCGGCGGATAGGGACATTCACGCGCTCCTTATCCTTGGCAAGCGTGGGATGCACATTGCCCGGGCTGGTCGTGCGAATGTGTTCGAGAAGATGTCGCAGGACGAGCGGACGGGCTACGTCTATTGCGAGATGGCAACCGGTTGCGAGCGGAATGACATTTATCGCGGCACGTCTATCGCATCGCCCGAAAGCATTATCAACCGCTCGGTCTATGTCGTCGCGTTCCGCGTCGCGTAACCACAAACTGAAGGGATACAACGATGGCAATGGTATTGAACTCGGCTGCCAATGCCCCGACTCCGACGCCGTATGGGACTTTTCAAAGCCCTATGGTGTTCACCGGAACGTGTCGGCAGGCAGACTTCACCACAACCGGGGCAATCGCCAGGCTCGCGCTTCCTGTTGGGACGGTGTTCTTCTTCGCAGGGACGCGCAATCTTGCCGGAACAACGGCCGGGATCGGGATCATTCGCGTCCTGAGTTCCAACGACACGATTGCCGACTACTACTCGCTTGACGGCGTGGCGCTCTCAACTCTCGTAACGGATTAAGGTGACGCCTCAATGATTCTCTGCAAATCACTTGCAGGTGGTGTGTTGCGGATTCGTCTGCGGGCTTGCGAGGGCAAGATAACCGTTAAGCCGGGCGAGTCGGTTCAACTTCCCGAAGAGATCGCCGACCGATATATGGCTCTGGGTCTCGTCGAAAAAGTTGGGGCGCATTCTCAGCAGGAAACTCCTGAACAGCCTCGACCGCCTGTCGTTCGTCAATACCGGCGAAGGATGAAGAGGGCTCCGACTCCGCCCGCTGAAGCGTAATTTATGTCTGCAACCCGCCTGAGCCTTGAGACCGATCTGCGTTATGCTTGGAACGACGTGGATTCTGCGCGACCGGCGGTTCCATCCTCCCAATACTGGAGTTGGCTGAACCGAGCTTGTCGTGCGATCTGGCTTCGGGCGGGTGGCAAACAAAAGACGAACTCGATAACGGGGGATGGGGTTGTTTCCAGCTTTCAGCTTCGAGGCACTGACTCAGCAAGCATTCTCGCGACAGATGTGCTTGGCGTTAAGGGGTTCTACACAACGTCTGACGGGAATATCGCCGGGGATATTGGGATAGACAAGATTCGCCAAGCGCAAGCTAATGGCGAGATCATTGTTGACAGCCCCACAGAATACGCCGTCTGGAGCGGGTATGTGTACTTCAATCGCATACCCACTTCTGCCCTCGTTGTTTATGGCGATTACTGGGGCGACCCGACCGATATGTCAACATCGTCTGGCGCGGTTGGCGACGCAACTGAGCCCGACTTCCCTCTCAACCAGTGCGACGAATTGATACTCGCACAAGCCAAGCAAATCCGAGCAGGGGATGATGGCGACCTCGCCAAGTTCGATATCTTTCGGTCGCTTGTGGATAAGTGGTATGCCCCATTCATTGCCCTCCTCGAATCCGGCGGCAAGCACCAGAGTCGCAGCAACACAATTCGCCGGTCACGCCTGTAACCCTTCCACGAGGGAATCTAATGCGTAAGACAGCTGTATGGTTTGCCATACTGGCCGCCTGGATAGCAATCCCTGCGGATATTGTTGTTGCATCTAAATACGGTGGCGTGTGGCTTCTGACCGGAAAGAAGGGTTATACGACGACGATGGAATCGGTTCCACACTCTAGGCCGATGCTGAACGTCGGCGGGACGGTTGTTCTGTCAGAGATATTCTCGACGATGGTTGACAGTATAGGAACGGGCGATAGCATTGTAACTGGAGGAGTCGGGACTTATTACAGTAAGGACTCAACGGGGCAGGACACAATCGCACTTGATCTGAATGGGTTTGTCGGTCAAACGGTTTTGGTCAATGCCTTTTTTGCTTACTCGGCCTCCGATACAGTTTTCATTACGGTTGAACAGGCGCTCAGTTTCCGACCGTCAGCCAGTGATTCATCCATAGCCCATTCACAAACCAAATGGTTCAATGATGGATTCTGGACTACCGATACGCTATTCGAGGATAGTCTTGAAGCGAGCCTTGATATGATGATCGTGGATGGCGTGAGCGATAGCGGGGGAGCCTCAAGATTCTACAGGGATGGTTTTGTGATAGTCGCCCCACTTGTTCGGTTGAATGTGAAGAACAAGGAAGGAACGACTCAGGATTGCCCAATCTTCTTAGAAATCTATATCAGGAACAAGGATGCGATATTGGGTGGCGCAAGCGCCCGCCAATTGGATCGGTGGATGCGGTGAGTCAGAAACTCAAGCCTTCAACCCGTAACTTTGGATACATTGACCGACGTGTGCTCTCGACGCATAAGCCGTTCGATGTGCTTGATATTGGAACGAATATCAAGATAGACCCGATGGGCAAGATTGCGCTTCGAGATGGTTATGACGCAAGGTTCGATACCAGACCGACGTGGGCGGAGCGAACGACTCCTTTGGCCACTAGGACTATCCGAGATGATCTTGCAACTTCGGCGGTGTTAGAATCGGCGTGGATACCTCTTCGGAGAAAGTGCGTTTGCGAGGGCGCGAGCGGCGGGACGAAATACGTATTTGCCCTTGAGTGTTGGGCAAAAGGAGCAGCGGTTGCACTGAAACTTCATAGGGCGGCGGTTGACGCTAATGGCGATCCGGCGTGGGATGGAACCGTAGGATATGAGGTAGAGACTCACACGAGTGATGGTGGAGCGTTCACCTATACTGGAAACGACGCAGTTGCTGGTAATCAGCTTTGGATTGAGGGCTCAATGGTGATGAGTGCGGATAAATCAAAGCTCTATGTCGCGGTAGTCCTACGCGATGATGATGCGGCGACGGCAGGAAATAACTGGAGCCGGTTGCGCGTCTATCGGCTGGATGGGATTTACAACGCGGGGGCTTTCAGCGGGGCGGGCGCGCCAGATACTAAGACTCAGCTTCAACTTGAAAACGTGGGGGCTCCGGTGGAGTTGGTGGTTGATAGCGATGATTGCTGGACTCACGATGTGGATATTTCAATTCACGAGTCAGGGGCGCTTGCCGGAAGCCCAGTGGTAGTTGCGGGATATTATTCCGCCGCAACCCCTGGATACATTATTAAAATAAGACGTTGCAATGCAAGCGTGAGTGCGCTTTACATTACGCCTGAGGCAGGCGATATAATTGCAAACAATATATATGGGATTACGCTTGAATTGAATACTGGCGGCGGTTCAAATCTGTTTTCGCTTTCTTATGTGAAGGATACAGGGGCGCTTGAATACATTCGTCTGCTTAATTTCAACACGGGTTTTCTAAGCGCGACCGTTCCAACCGATGGCGCCGCAGTAACAATTACGACTCTTGAATCAGGATCAGGATTTGAGCCTGTCAACGATCTGGCTGGAGGCGCTTCACGAGATGATGCTTCCGCAAGTTGACGGCACTACGGTAAAGACGCTATTCGGGCAGTTCTCAGATAGTCGGTTCAGGAAGAGAACGTCCTCAAGCTGGCATTGGGAAGAGCTTGAGAATACGATGGATTTGAACAATTCTGCGGAAAGCTGGTGGCAACGGCTCACGCCTTCGCTAGTGAACGGGGGGCTTGCGCTTGCGTCAACCCCGAATCCCACGCCGAAGGCTAGGTTTTATGATAGAGATGGCGTTTTGCGAGCGGGGCTTGGCGTTGGCGCCGGACTAACCCCAATCTGGTATGGGCTTATCAATCGGAAGTTCTTTGACAATTCGGGAACGGACAATTACGCCGACCACTATCTGGATGTGAGCCCTCTCCAAAGCCCGAAGACAATGATGGTGGCGCCGACTACCGGCGATATTACGATCTTGGGCGTTTCACGTCGTAATGAAGTCACTACTCACAATCTTGCTAATCTCGTCGCCGGTGGCGTTGAGGCAACCTACAACGATCCCGAAGCAGCGAGTCCTTCCCCTTGGTTCTCCGGCGCTGACTATCGATACCGGCCTGCGTGTCATATTCGCAAGGGCAGTCGCTTTGACGAGGGGAATCTTGACGGCGTATGGGCTGTGCTCGACTTTGACGCAGAGTTCTCGCCAACGCTTTCAGTGCAGGATGGCGATAGGCAGCTGAATGTAAAGCTTCGTGCTTTCTATGTTTCTGTCAGCTTCATTTATGACGGATATCAAGAGTCACAGCGGTTTAATTGGGGCGGAGTTATTCCTAACTTGGCTGGCGTAACTGGTGTTGATGCGGACGGTAACGACATATATCAAGCTCTAATGAGGGATTTGAATGATCATTTACCGGTTGTTGGAGGATTAGGCGTGAGGACGATTCACTGCGCATTGATGGGCGCTTTTCAGCGAACGGCGAACAACATTCTGATTATGCCATATTTCGGCGTAAAGATCAAATTGCCAACTTGGAATTCGGTGGCGGTAGGACGGCTCAACCCACGTATTACGGCGGCGCGAGTTTGGCTTGGTGAGATTTACTCGGCTTCACAGACTATTGATCAAACATTCTTCAAGCCCGCCAAGACCGTTGTTGTGAGTCAGAAGGATGCTTTTAAGGACGAGTGGGAACGCGGCGAACGGGTTTGGGAGTCAATCAGCGGGAACTTTACCCACGGCGACGGCGCGGGCAATGAATGGCCGGTCGTCATAGACCTTGACGACATTCTGCGAATGGATGCAAGCGGTAATTATGAAGAGATTAACGGTCACGCAGATGATGTTTTCGATTCGACATTTGGCTTGCAACGTTCAGCGTTCCCTGAAGCCTATCACGATGTGATTGAAATAGGCGGTAAAACCATACTCGGCGGAGTTCGCATAGACGGCGCTGACAGGCCGAGCCGGACGCTCATAAGCGCGGTCAGGACGACGGGGATTTCTCGCGTTGACACACCAGACGTCTTTCCTGATCAATTGGCTATAGATCATCGGTTCAAGGTGAGGGCTCTTGCCAAATTGGATGACCGAACCGTTATCATTGTCGGAGATACTGGAATAGGCGTTCTGGATGTGTTCTCTCGCGAGTTCAAAGCTCTTCAAGGCAACTTTGGAACGGATTCCGCGGACAGCGTAACGGACATTTCGGTAGGGCGAGAAGGGATCGGATTCCTCTTTGACGGTCGCTTCCGGCTCTTTGAAGGGCTGACAGACCCAAAGACGATTAGCGAACAAGTGTCGGATGATAGTGCGGTTGGAGGTATAATAGGAATTGTCAGTACTAGCGATAAGACGGATTGCTGGGCATTCTACCTCGGCAAACATAACCGGCTTGTGTTGATATTCAGAGTTTCGCCTTACGCCGCAACAGACATTCCGGTCTTCATTTATGATTTGTTGAAGGAGCCAAAAGGCTGGGCTCAGGCTTGGTTCCTTGACGCTTTCAAGTGCGGCTGTGTTGGGGTTGATGATAAGCTCATCTGGAGCGATGGTGCAAACATCTTTGATTATCCAGTAGGGACAACAGACAACGGAGTGGCCTTCAATCCCGATGTGCGACTTCCCGATATTCCCGCGCCTGATGGACAACAGATCAGTATTGAGCGTTTCAGTATGAAGCACAAGATCGACACGCCGGGGGGCAGTTTTATCGCAACGGTCATTCGTGATAGAGACACGAGTTTGAACATCACCCATACGATGGATGATAGCAGTTCCATCACGACGGACACTCGTAATCTGAATGCGGCAACGGGGCGGGCGGCGCGACGTGAGATGTCGCTTCGAATCCAGGCAACGCAACCGAGTAGCTTCGACATTGAGGAGGTGGCAATGGAGGGGCTTCTTGTGGAGAATAAATATTGAAGATTCCTGACCATCTATTGACTTTCAGCGATTGGGACGGCGTTCGGAAGGCACTGAAACATATCGCCCAAAAGGCAGTGACGGCAGAAGACGTTACAGTGCTAATTCAAGCGAGCGATGTGAATGCGATAACAGGCGGGGGCAGCAGCGGCGGAGGTAGGCCGGACGATCCAGTAGATCAAGGCGGCGCCGCACAAGCCGAAGCGATAAACCTTCGTCGCCCGCGGCGCCCGATATTTCCAGAATAGGAGAGCGTAAATGCCATTTCCCTTTATACCACTTGCTATTGCGGGTGCGACAACCCTTATAAGTGAGTATCAGCGAAAGCAACGCGAGCGCCAGTTTGAGCGTTCGCGTCCTCCTAAAATTGACTTTGGCAAACGCCGATCGCAGATAATGGGTGGGATAGCATCGCAAGCCTTAGATGCGCAACGAGGCGCGGGCGAGATGATGGCGGCGAGGGGGATTGACGATCCCGGCTCAGCCTTCAGTCAGGGGCGGGCGTTGACAGGGGACGCAAACCGTCAAATGCAGGCGGCGAGCGCTGATATTTTGGCAGAGCAAGAGGCATACCAGCGGGCGTTGGCGGAATGGGAGCGGCAGAAGATGCAGCTTCCCGATTTCACAAACTCGCTTGGTTCTGGGATTCAGGCTGGTATAAGCGCCTATCAACTCCAAGGCCAGCCGATCCAAGGCCCGCAGAGTGATTTTGTGGATACGTCAAACTTGAATATGGAGCCCACGCCACTCGATCTTCAGATTCCGCAGATTCAGCCTGAAGTCGCTCCGTCTGACTATATCCAGACAAGCGGAAATGGCAGGGGCGGGCTGCCAATGCTATCCTATGGAAGGCCGAATCAATTGCAAAGGCGGGGGCAATATGTGCCTCAGCCACGTGTTCAGCAGCGTCGCCCTCAATTACAATTAAGACCGTGGTCGCCCACTGGTTGGGGGGATTAAGATGCCTTATCCATACGTGACATTTGGCTCGCAAATCAATCAGGCGCTTGCCCCGCTCGTCGAGCGTCGTCTGCGGGCAGCAGAAGAGACGAACCGACGGGACTATGAGGAACGTGCCGGGCTTAGACGAGAGCAAGCCTATCCTAAGCTTAAACCACTCCAGACCTTCGGAGTGGAAGAGCCGGAGGCGGGCGTTATCGGAAGCGCTGGCGAGGGCTTTCTGAAGGGATTCCTTTCGCCTATGGTGTCGGCGTATTCGGCGGTTGATCCAGAAAGTGGCTTGCGGGCGCAAGAGGCGCTTGAACAAGCCCTGCCAGCTAAGGGTAAGGCAGGATTTGTAGGGACAGCGTTGGGCGGCATCGTTCCGTCTGGAGCCGCACTATTGACTCCAGGCGGGCAACTTGCAGTCTTGCCCTTTTATGGCGTCTCCGGCTTCGGCGCTGGACGGGAAACGGTTCGCAAGATTGAGAAGAAGACTAAGATAGATATATCGGGGTGGTTGGAGTTTCTGGGCGCAACAGGCTTTGGCGTGGCTGAGGTGGCTGGCGAAAAGATTGGACTTGACGCACTTGGCAACCTTGCTGTCAAAAGGTTTGGGGGCAAGATTGGAAAAGAGATACTTAAAAGCCTTAAGACTGGGGACGAACTCAAGGCGAAGGCGTTAGCCGCGGTGGGGGTTGCCTTGCGTTCTACTATTGGCGCTGGAATTGAATCGGGGGAAGAGACCGCAACGCAAGGCGTTCAATCGGCAATAGAATCGGCGCTCGATCCATACCGCGATTATCTGAGCAAGCAAACGCTTGACGACATTAAGGCGGCGGCGCTTGGCGGGGCAATTGGCGGCAAGGCGCTCGGCTTAATGCAGGGCGTTCGTGCGGCGCGGCGAACACTTGGTGATCTAAGGGCATTAGAACAGCCTGTTCCGCCTCAATCGCCTTCTCCTGAGCCGGAAGGCACCCCTCCAGTAGTCGAGCCCTCTCCGCCTGTTTCTGAGCCTTCTGCGCCTATTCCAGAGGTGGGGCTTGGCGGCGGGCAAATCGGGATGACAGATGAACAGCACCAAATCATCAAAGGGTATGAACAAAAGTATGGGATCGCCAAAAGCGCGAAGGCCTTTGAGGACATAACAGGAGTCAAGCTCCCTGATAACAAATTGGGATTTACCGCTGAGTGGGCGGATCGCGTAATCGCCAATTTACGGGAGTTGGATGCGGAGATCGAACGTGGACGAGCGGAAGCTCCTGTATCTGAGACCGTGAATGCAACAAAGCAGGCAAGGAACAGAGTAGAACTTGCCCGCCAACAATATGAAGATGAACTGCAGAAAGAGATTAAGAAACTTTGGGGACGCGGCGATCCATCGCTTCCGGGGGATGAGCATCTCATTGAGAGATTCAAAGAACTGGTAGGAAGCGTCAGACCGTATAAGCCAAAATTTGGCTCCAAGAAACCGGTGGAGTATGAGGAATATATAACTAATGTTCCTCCTTGGGCGCGAACGAAAAATAAGTTTGCCTTAGCCATTGATCAAGCAGCTATGGAATTGGGCGTAGAATTGGAAGTGCTTTATGATGCTCTTCGTCAAACTAAAGGTGGGGGCAAGTATCGCAGTTATAGCTATAAGGATGTTAGCGACCTTGCTGAGCACAATTTAGAAGGGAGTCATTTCAAGCGGGTCTATGACCAAGCATTGGAAGACTTTGAGCGGCTTGGCGCTGAGGCCGATATTGACGAGGGGGAGGATTATATACCGCCGGAGGCGCTGGAATATATACGCAAATTGGAGGTTAAAGATGGTAGTGAAAACATCGCAGGGATATCAGGTCAGGTCGGAGAAGGGGCGCAACCTGTCCAAGCCCAACTTGAGCAAGGACGCGGCGGAGCGGCGGCTCAAACAGGTGGAGTGGTTCAAAAACCATCGAAACAAATTGGAAGAGTTCACTAACCGGCTTGTCGCTATTGTCGGGGAGAACTCCCGGATTCACGCCCCTCGCATCTGGAATATCGTCAAGCCACCTGAAGACGAAGAGCCGGTCAGCATTAAAAACGCTGAAACCGAAAAGATACTTGTGAGACTTGGACTTGCAACCAGTAAGAATGTCCAGCATCATAGCATAGTCGTTGACCGTGTTGTAAGTGGCAATATGATCAAGGATGCGCCTGTCATTGCACAATCCATCATTGCCGATCCCCGCCCAATTTCCGATGATGAAGCGATGGCACTCACGCTTTATATGGCTGATCTTCAAGATTCATACAACGCCAAGGCTGGGGAAATAGCCAGACTTAAATCAGAAGGCAAACCGACAAAGGTAGAGCAATCCCAGCTTGATGCTATTGATGCGCAACAGGGCGCTATCGCCCAAGCCGCAACGCTCGGTGGAACGGAAACGGCCCGGAGTCTTGAAATTCGCAAGGTGTATATCAAGATTACAGATTCGCGGTATGAGCTTGCCAATGTTTTGAACAGGCTCGCGGTCGCCAAATTGGATAAACAAGTTACTGCCATTGATCGCGCAAAAGCCGAACAACTTGTCTCAGAATTGAAGCAGGTCAAAGCGCAGATTGCAGATTTTGGGGCGCAACAGGTTGCATCGCAGGAATCCGTGACGGAAAAATTAGCGCAGGAAACGGCTCACGCCGCGCACCTTCGCGCTGATGCGATTTCACGCAAGCGGGAGATTATCGAACAGAAACAGCGTCGGAATGCCGAAATCGTGGAATTGCTCCGCGTCAAGTTCAAAACCGCGCGAGCAATCGCCCCAGTTCTGGACGAGAAAGACCTCCGTATGATAGGCGAATGGGCTATCAATGCGATTGAAATCAAGGCGATCAAGGCTTCCGTCGTCTTGGACGAAATTATCCGTGCGTTTCCGTTTGTTTCCCGCCACGATGCGGCAAAAGCCCTCGCTCTTTATCATCACAAGGAAGAGAAGCGGGCGCGTGAAGCTACCACGCATACAGTTTCCCGTCTGAAGAGAGCGGCAAACCTTGCCGATGATGCGGTCAAAGACCCAACGCCCGCCCGGATACAGAGACTTGATGTGGCGCTATCCGAAATAGAGAAGGACGAGAAGCGACTCGCCAAACTCCGAGAGCGAATCAAAGCGGCGCGTGAACATCTGGACGCAGGAACACGCCCGCCAAGGAAACAACGCAAGCCAGACTCTAAGGCGGTGGAGGTCGCAAAGCGAGAATTGAGTGAAATCCGCCGAATGATGAATGCTGAAGACAAGATAAAGGACTTGCAAGAACAACTCAAAAGTGGCATATTCAAAGAGCATCATCCCCGGCCTGTGCAGGATTCGCCCGAACTTTACGCGCTGAAGCGCCGCGCATATAACCTTCGAGGCCAGATAGACCGGATGATCCGCGACGCTCGCCCGTTGACAACTTGGCAAAAGACACGTGAAGTTCTAACATTGCCCCGCTCTCTTATCGCAAGCTCAGATATGAGCGCCTCTCTCCGCCAAGCCGCGTGGATCGCCGCAACCCATCCCATTATCTGGACAAAAAGCTATGGGAAGGCGTTCTCATCCTTCTGGAGTGCCAATAAAGCAGAAAAGATTGATTACGATCTTCGGAATAGACTTGGGTTCGCGCAAGGTGAGAAAGCAGGCTTATGGCTAACAGATATTGACGGCGTGCTACATAGGCGTGAAGAAATCTTTATGAGTCGCTTGGCGGAGCGGATACCAATCATCGGTCACATTGTGAAGGCGGGCAACAGGAATATGGTCACAATGCTTAATTCTGTTCGGGTTGGGGTCTTCGATGATTTTGTCCGCCGTCATCCAGAAGCAACAGACGAGGCATTAAGGGCTTTCGCCAAATATGTCAACGCCGCGACCGGGCGCGGAACTCTTGGGAGTTTCGAGAGGGCAAGCGCTGATTTAAGTATCGTTCTGTTCGCCCCGCGCTTCGCCGTCAGCCGGTTCCAAGCTCCATACTTTCTGTTCAAAGGGATGGCAACGCCAGGCTTGCGGAAAGAAATGGCGCGCGACCTTGTCGCATTACTTGGAACTGGTCTATCATTGCTCGGTTTGGCGTGGCTTGCCGGAGCAAGAGTTGGATTTGACCCTCGTTCGCCTGACTTCGGCAAGATTCGTATAGGCAATACGCGGATTGATATTTGGGCGGGTGAGGTGCAGATATTTAGGTTCCTTTACAATTCAACCCTATCGCTTACGCCCAAAAAATGGCGAGCGAAACTCCCCGTTATGAAAGGGTGGAAGGGCGGAATGGAACTAGGCGATTTAGTCTCCCGCTTCATTTCATACAAACTGTCGCCAACAATTACAATCCCTCTCGCACTTGTTCGTGGCAAGGACATTATGGGACAGCCCATCAACTACACCGAGTGGAATCCAAACAACGTTATCATCAGTTCGCTTGCGCCGTTGTTTATTCAAGATGCGTGGACAGTTGGAGAGAATCAAGGTCTTGTCCCCGGATTGCTGGCGGGCGCAGCTTCACACCAAGGCCTTTCTATTTCAAACTATAAAGACAAGAGGCGCTCCTATGAACCCCCGTCAAGCCAATCAAACCGTTAAAGGAAGGACAATGAACAGAATCGCATTAGTCGGACTGGCCGTTCTGCTGGCGGTCGGTGCGTTCGCCGCTCCGACGCGGCAGGAATACGGGAGTCGCAACCTATCGAACGCTTCCTACCTGATCGGCGGGGAGCACGCGCCGCTCATCTATTCCGGCAGCGACACAATCTCAAGCTCCGCCAACTTTGGCGCCTACACTACGAATTGGCTTCAGATCGGCTTCGCGCCTACTACACAAGATACCGGCAATAAGCGCATCTTCGAGATCAACCCGGAAAAGTTCACACTTGTCGTTCTGAAGCGCCACGCTTACGCCGTTGCTGCGGATAGTTGTTATCTGTCTTCGGCCCGGTTTGAAATTGCAGACAGTTCGAGCGCAACCGTTCCGTTCTGGAATACGGATTCGTCAAATCTGTTTGTCGCAACTGGGAATTACAACCGGACAGACTATGGAGCGTGGACGGCACTCCCAGATACTTTTACCGAACGGGCAATCATCTATCCATTGAAGGTTTATCAAGGTGCATATATCCGGTTTGTATTTGAAACCGTCGCGCAGGATTGCACCATCGTCATCTGGACGCTGAAGGGCGAGAACTAATGCCGCACGAGTATTTCCTTCTGACCGAAGAGCAGCGCGACCAGCTTATCTTCGAGGGTTGGGATATTGGGCTGGGGCGATGGAATCATTCGCGGACGCTCTTGCTGTGCGACCGGGCGGGCAACCTCCCGCTTCATCCGTGGCAAGCGGACGTGTTGCGTGACTTGCGCGTGCCGGTCTATGAAGCCGGGAGTCCAGCGTTGAACGAACTGCTGTTGTCAGATGATTGGAGGGCGGATGAAATCGTTATTCCTTAGCCTTCTATTGGTGGTTCAGGCGACCGCTGCGACGATCTACGTTGACGCATCAAAGAGCTACATTCCGGCGGCGGCGGCGTGGGGGGCGGATGGTCTCCCGGTCACGCCGACCTATATGTGGTATTTTGCCGATGGCGCGACGTATGACAAGACGGGAGCAATTTACGACAACTTAGGGAGTGGGGGGCTCCTGACAGGGCTGTCAGATGGACAACCGCCGGGGCTTCAGGAGGGGATACTCCGATCTGGGCAATCGAGTGTAATGTTTGATGGGAGCAATGATTTCATCTATGTAAATGACGCTGGAATAGATGGACGGATTACGGGGCAGAAAGCGTCTTGGGCTGTATGGTTTAGAACTACTACGGCTACTGGAACTTTGATGGAGAAGACGGATCATCTGCTTTCACAACGAGAATGGAACCTTATTTTGTCGGGCGGCAAATTATTGGCTCAGTATTCAGATAATGGAACAACTGCCTCCCCGCATTTTTCCGGTCGTTCTACTACCGCAACATTTAACGATGGTAAGTGGCATTTAGCTATCTCTAGTTACTCTATGCCATCGGACTCATTAACGCTTTGGGTTGATGGGGATAGTCAGGCGGTAACAGGACTCAACATAGGTAATTTAGCGCAATTCTACAATGGAACGGCGCCGATGCTTATTGGCGCTAATTGGGAGAACGGCGTATTCACCTCTTCAATGAACGCGAGCATCGCTTGGGCGGCCATCTGGGATAACTTGGAATTGACCGAAGCGCAGCGCGATGCGATTTGGGCTTACCGCCCCACTGGCACGAACGCCCTTGAATATCCTTCCCTACAATCCGCCTTCCATCAAGGAACGGCAGGAGACACCATTCTTGTTGACGCAGGAACCTATGTTGAGTCCTGTTCGACTGAAGCAGCCTTCGATTACATCGGCGCGACGGTTACGACAACGACTTGGCCAGTCTTCTATGGAACGGACTTGGCGGCTGGCAGCTATGGTCTGGCGCTCGGCGCGGCGGCGGAGACAGGATTTCTCACCTTTCGCGGATATTATGGCGCGGGCTCAATCGGTCTGCTGGCAACCGCGTTAAGCGACGGCTCCTTGCTTCATCACTTGGAGTTTGACTCTTGCTTGACGGCGATTAACCTGAATGGCGCCTGTTCCAATGACACGCTCGTTAACTGCACTATAGACGGCGCCTTGCTTGTTGGTGGAACCGGCGTTTTGAAGGATGGCGCGGCGGGGACGGTCGTTGTGCAGAACTGCGTTATCGTCAACTATGCGACCGGTATAAACGAGTCAACCGGGGTTATCAACGGCGGTTACAATGACTTCTTCGGCAATACCGCCAATTACGCCAATATGGCCGCTCCCTCAACCGATGTAACATTAAACCCGTTTCTCACGCGGGGGGAGAACAACTACCGCCCGCAGCCATTCAGCTTGGTTCTGAATCGCGGGCTGTTAACGCACAATGGCGCGGGGGCGTTCGCGCCTATACAAGCGGCGGCAATAGGTGGATGGGACTTGGCGTTCGTTCCCCCCGGAATGCAAGACCGCACTTGGGCAAGAAGCGGATGGGGGAGGGGAGCGTGGGGAAGGTGAGACTATTTCGACCTGACGCTTGGACAGGAACACACCTGTTTGGCTCGTTCTTCCTGTCCTGTCTTTGCCAGCACTTTATCCCGGGAAAAGTCTTATACAAGCACCTGTGTGATGCTATTCCAAAGTTAGTGTATCTTTCAGCACAAGTCAATAGGGGAGGCAAACTATTTTGATGGTTCGCAAAAATAACCGGAGGACATCCAATTGACGCACGAAGAGAAAGAAGACCTCAAAGAGATATTCGACCTGAAGCTTAAACCGGTCTTGGATAGGCTTACCGAACACCACGATACTCTCTATGGCAATGGCAAAGAAGGCTTGAGGGTTCAGGTTGACCGGCTTGAGCAGGATTCAAAACGTAACGAGAAATCAAAGGTCTTCCGTATGACCCTATGGGGCGGCGCTGTTCTGGCGGGGATCGGCGGGATTATTAACCTCGTGATGGGAATGCTGAAATGACCATCACACCAGACCGGCGGGAGCGTATCGCCGCGCAAATGATCGGGCAGGAACTCTCCAAGCCGGAGGGCGGGCGCGGCCTTGAACGAAAGGCCGTCGTCATTCAATGGGCGCTGGACACATTCGTTCCCCGCCCTAAGTTTGTTCCAGTTTGGGCGTGGCGGGTCGTAACAAAATGGACGGCAAATCAAATCGCACTCGCAATAGATGTGATTCATCGCAAGTGGATCAAGCGATGGGGAATGAAATGGATCGCCGCAAATAAAAACCTACTAATCTTGGAGGCAAGCTGATGGAAGACAATTGGAAACATCGCTCCGTTGGAATGGTATGCTCGTCCTGTATATTCTCTGTTCTGAAGGAAAAGAATACCTCCGATGGACAAGTGATCGGGCGATGCCGTCGTCACGCTCCGGCAATGAACGGTTATCCCGTTGTGTTCCCTGATGATTGGTGTGGGGATCACAAACTCGATGAGAATAAAATCTAAGGAGGCGTGATGGATTGGCATTCAATTGCAATCGGGGCGGGGATCGCCGTTGGATTCCCCCTCGTAGGATTCCTTTGGCAGTCCTTCCTCAAGCGCGAGAAGACCTTCGCGTGGGGCAAGCGGGCGGGCAAGGCCATTAGCTTCTTTCTCGGCCAAAAGCTCGGCAAGGAGCGTGGTCACGAGTTAGAAGGGCGGTTCGAGACGACCGCGCAGGACTTTTTTGACGGAATGAAAGAAGGCCTTGCCGCGGACGACAAGTGATTCTACCTCCTTATCCCGTTGACCTAACTGCCCGGCTGACCGCCAACTTCACGGTCGCGGAGGTCTTCCATTCCGATACCGCAGATATGCGCGGGATATGCAACTTCCCCGAAGCGGAGGAGATATTTGACTTGAGGGTTGAGGCCGCAACAAATCTCGCGGTGAATGTTCTACAACGCATCCGCATTGAGCTTGCCCGCGCCGTTAACGTCTCAAGCTGGTATCGGTCTGATGATGTGAATCGGGCGGTGAAAGGCGCGTCTGGTAGCCAGCACCTTTACGCGGAGGCGGCTGATGTCTGGGTTGTTGGGCTCAGCGCGAAGGAGTTGTTTGATTGGATTCGCTCCGTAAGTGCGATTCAGTTCGATCAGGTGATTGTAGAGAAGCGGGTTGATGCGCGGGGCGGCAAGCACGAGTGGGTTCACGTGTCGCATTCAGATATAGCCCAACAGCGGCGGCTGGCGTTGACTAGCCCGACGAGCGGCGTGTTCATTCAAGTCTAAGTAACTATTAGAAGATTTCTAATAGTTCAGAAGAGCGCCCCGCCGGACAACCAACGGGGCGCGGACTTCTGGTGTTCAGTTTGTCATCAGCCTTTGCCATTGCCGTCGTCGGAGCCGCAGCCGTCCCCGGAGCCGAAGCCGTCGCCGTCACCGTCGCCATATCCGTCAGCGTCGACGGAGCCGGAGCGGGGGGGAGTTTCGCTTTCCATTCCTGTTCTCCATAATGAAGCAATCGCATCCGGGCTCATCAGAGTGATCAAGTTTCCGTTTCTCTGAGCCAAGCGACTAGGTCATCCCAGCCCTTAGCATCTAACCCCACGCCACTACAACGCGGGCAGTCGGGCGCTACAAGCCCACGGAGACGATAAGCGTCAATACAGGTGCAAGGGATTAGATCAAGTTCTGTCAGTAATATCCGCGCCCTTGTTACCAGATTGGTCAAGCGGGCAATGGTGGAGTCTCTTTTATCTTGGAAGTTCTCAATCATACATTTCGTTTCCCACTCCAGTTCCTTTTCTGTGGCGAGGCACATGTATTCTAGGCAATAGCCTCCACAGTTCAAGCTACCGCAGATATTGCAACGTTCATCACTCAGCGGATCAGCCATTATCTACCTTCCTTTCGGTTCCCACTTCAGAAACTCCAGGCAGATCGCTTCAGGAAGGGTCTCGCGTGTAGAGCCTTCCCCTTTGTTTCCGAACGATACGCGCCAAGCGTTTGTTCCATCCAACAAAACGCGCTCAATGCGAATCTCAGTGGGCGGCGGCGGCACGAGATCGCGGAAGCAATCTACTATAGATATGCTCCATCGCTTTGGATGTGCATATCGGAGAGTCCATTTATCGTTTGCGTAAAGCTTGGATGGTGGTGGAATCCATTTATTGCGGTCTAGCCGCTGACAGCATCGGTTACTTCGTTCGCTCCCAGGCGGGCTCCAACCGAGTGCGAGCGCAACACGTTCGTCTAAGATTCGTTCACGATACATCATCTTATATAGCTCCTTTGGATTAGGGGGGAACAACCAGAGCACGCTTGCATAAGGAACGACCTTGCTTGCGCAAGGGCGGGCAGAGCCCACCCCCCTATTTCCCCCCTCCCGTGTAGTAAAACACGGTTTGACGCTTCGGGTTTTGCCAAAACCCTCTCTTTCCTATCCGCGCTTCGACCACTATCCTCCGGTCTATTTTGGGCTCGCGGTGTTAGACGCATCGGAATGAACCGCCCCTTAATGCAGAAGCCCGGAGCAGGTCATATCTACTCCGGGCTTCGCTTCCACCAGATAGTGGCGGAACGGGAATCTTGAAGCAAATATGACTTGCTGAACCAAAGATAAGGAATCTTTCAGCACAAGTCAATAGGTCGGCGAAGATATTTGCGGCTCGGCGAAAGATTGTCGCTCCGCGGCGAGGGCGGTTAGATATTCATTCACCGCGCAGAGCGTCTCGAATACGATAACGCGATTGACATCACGATCACAAAGATATAGATCATACTTGCCTGAATGCCGCCGATATAATCGGTGCCCTAGCTTGAGGGCGCGGTCGCGGGTCTGTTCAAACGTTCTATGGCTCATTCTCGTCCTCCGGTCTATCTTCCAATTCGCACCATTCCGGTATGCTGTCCTCCGCATCGTGGTGGTCGAGTTCGATGGTGTTCAGCGGGTCGTATTTGCAGCAGAAGTAAGGCGCGGAGCGGAAGTATGGGCACTCCACGCAACGAGCGAAGATGATCTGCTTCATACAATCCTTCCTTGTTTGAGGCGGTCTATAGAATGGCTCCGGCAGGCTCATAACCCTAACCCCGTTTGAATACAGTGCGGGCTAAAGAACAGCGCCTCGCGGAATCGGTTACGCTTGCCGCGTGAATCCCCGCCGTTGCGGGCTGTATTCCCATACCCGCCGCGGGTTTTCCATAGATGAACGCGCCATCCTTCATTCAACAGCGACTCGTGCTCTTCGTAATAGCCTGCAAGGACTATGCGATAAGACGGGCGTTCAGCGCGGGCGCGGCACCATTCCCGCACATCGGTTGCGATAGACTTGGAATCGTGAGAATAAACATCTTCACGGTCTTCAACGCTATAAGGCGGGTCAAAGAATATCCCCACTTCATCGCCCTTTACTTTATCCTGCCAATCCCCGCCGCATACTTGTGTCCAATCTCCGCAAACGACGCGGACATTGCGAAGCCGTTCAGACAACGCCCTGAACCAATCATAGATTAAGGTGTTGTAAGGATCAGTTACAGCACGCCGTTCAGTATCTTGCTGCGGCCTCGTTCCAATCTTATGAACGCCCACACCAGCATCCGCAAGGTGCGGTATCTTCCCAATCTTATGAACGCCCATACCAGCACACCCAAGGTGCGGTATTGCATTGACCCTGGTTAAGCCCGCTCCGATCCAGCAGCTTGCCGCCCAAATCCAGTATCCGGCGAGCTTTGCGTTATAGTATTCGTCACTCGCTATCAACTGCTGAAGCAGGGCGTTCTGTTCCCTAAGTAGAACGATGCGGCGGGCGCATAGATCGGCGTGGTTAACAAGCCAATCACACCATTTTGCAACCTCATCCGGCGCGGTCTGAAGCGCACGCCAAACATTGCACAACAACCCGTCCTTGTCATTCACGGTCTCAACGTGCTGGGTCGGGTCATAGTAGGGGCGGGCGAGCAGAACAGCGCCTGAGCCAAAGAATGGTTCGATATAATGTTGAGTTTGCCCTAATGCGTTCCAGACGACAGAAGCGACGGGGGCTTTTCCACCAAAGTAAGATATTCTCAAGGGAACGGAGCTTTATAGCTCCGTTCCCTGTTATCTCCTTGCTGTTTCATTCATCACCACTTACTCCCTGTTGACTTCTGGCCGGTCTGGTTCCGGAGCCGCGCCTTCTCGTGAAAGCCCGCGCACATCCGGCAATAACTGCCTCCCTCGCGGAGGTTGGAACAACCCCGCTCCGCGCATAAAAGCAGGCGAGCATTATCATTGTCGGGCGGGAGATCGCCCCACTCCGTTGATTTACGAGCGGCAGTTTTTGCCGGTCGGGAAGGGGTCGACCGAATTGAACGGCGATAGCAAGATTCGCAGCGTTTGGCGCGGGCGCGGTTTATCGGCTGGCCGCAATCTATACAGATCGGCTCCATTGCCGTTCTTGGGCGCCCATAGTGTTTGCCGCTCGCCAACTTGGTCTGGAAGCCGCGACACCATCGGCAGAGGCCGTCAACATTGCCGCGTGAAAGCGGCTTACCGCAGGCGCAGATGTCGGGAGCAAGGGAGTCACTCATTGGCGCAGTGCATCATTGACGACGCAAATCTTCACTGTTTTCCTGTTGAGCTTAATGATAGCTTTTGTAAGACTTTCAATGGCCTGTTCTTGCAAAACATCAGAATGCTCATACTTCCTATTCAATATCTCCCAATCTTTTGTATGAACGTGGAGTAGCTCGTGGACAAGGCTACTTTCCATATCCATATCTTCTTTTCTGAGTTCTTCGGCCCTTAAAAGGCTGATACGCGCCACTTTTAAGTATTCATTGCTACTGACAGCAGCAATGACTCCATTAAGCTCGTGATGATGGACGAGTTCAATGATCACGTCCCAGTCTTGAAGGCGGAGGATTTCTTGCCAGTATCGGCAGTTCGCTTGGGCTTCTTCAACTGTGTTGAATATCATTGCGTTCTTCCTGTTTGGATTCTTTGAATGTGTAGAGGCCGCTGTTCTTGACGGTCGCTTGCCACTCGCCGCGCTGTTTGACGCGCTCACCCCCATAGACCTGCGCGTGAAAGTAGCGGCGCGGGGTCTGAACAGGCTCAGGCGCGGTCGTGCGACGCTTTAGCCCCATTGGGCAGCCATTGCATTCGCAATCCCTTGAAATGTGCGGGAACGAATCTTCCACCTATCCGCGCTCGCGGGAAGCAGCATAAACCATTTTGCCCCGTTGCGTCTCCCGCTCCTCGTAATATACCGCTCTCCTTTTCTAACTATCTTCCCCTTCTTGAGGGGGAGCACCCCTTTCACCCAAAGACAAGTCTTCTTGGTAAATTCCTCCCCAAACATCCAAGGTTCTACGATCTGTGTATAAGGCGGAAGGTTTGCATAACGATGTGGGATTGGGTTCTCAACTACGATTTTACAAATAGGAGCATAAAGCAATTTGATAAAGAAAGTGGCAGCGTCATACATTAGTGACCAACGTTCCGGGTGTTTATGCAGATGTTGAACACCAGAATTAGCCAAATATGTGCAAGGGGGATGTGCAATCATCATATCCCAACCATTATCAAGTATATTTAACACATCACCTTGAATGTGATTGCCGGGACGTTCGCTTGGAAGTAAGTCACAACTCCAAGCATCGTGCCCTTTGGCAAAGAATGCATCGCGGATGATCCCGCTGAACTCGCAAGCAATTAGGATTTTAATGGCTTAATTCCCTTCTGCGCGTCGAATACATTTTGCAGTTCACGAAGTAGCATTGTCAGACTCCTCTGGTTCTGGTTTAACTGCACTGAAAGCGCGAGGGAAGAGATACATTGCGCAAAATGGACACAGGAGGGCGAGACTCTCGTTGCGCACTATGGCTGTCGGGGAGACGGAAACAAGGTAAGTGCATCCGCACTGAATGCATACTCGTGGCTGTAGCTCAGTCACCTTTCCTCCTGTCGTCTTTTCCAGAGCGGCGGCGGTCTGCGCCCTCAGCTGTCTGGAAATAGATGCGATCTGCCTCAGCCAAAGATAGCGCTCGCTCCCTTTCTAAAGGAGCGAGTGCTTCTGTCCGATCCTTTACCGCAGCATCAATTTTTTCCCGACACTGCTTGTGGATTGAATCAGACTTTTCATCGAAGGCTTTGGTTATCGCTTTAAGCGCAGCAATATGCGTTGTCATTGCTTCTTCTTTAGGTATTTTCAATTCTTCAGTCATTCTCCCTCCGATCCATAGGGATCATAGAATCCTCTCATAGTTGAGTTCTTTATACACATTCTCGTGCGCACGAGGAAGCGCATCTATTATCTCGATGCGCTTGCGCTCACGATCCAACCAGACCCTCGCAGCGGGCGCTGTGCCGCTGTCCTTTCCAGACCGCACGGTGAAGTCGTCTGGGAGTGATTGCAGCGCGTCTCGCAATTCTTTAACGGTCACGTCTTCTCCTTATTAAGGTTTTCGAGCACCTCGCCATAGATGGCGAAGAGTTCCTCGGCGGTGAGGCAGGCTTGCCACGTGAGGAAGTAGTGCTCCCTCGCTAGTGCGGAGGATTCTCTATGTTCGACTTCGTCAAGCCAGTCTTCGAGCATATCCCGTCCCCTCTTTGTCTCGCATATCTTCCTTGCCACGCGAGCAAGACTGTTGAGATCATAAGGGTAATTGGGAAGGCGCCAATCGGCCTTATCCGGATTGTCTGGTGGACGACCGGCAGGTGGCGAATCTGACTTTTCATTCCAAAATGTAACGTACCCACAAGTTGCGGGCTTTACGTCTGTCCAACCCTCGGCCTCCGCCATCAGGCGGGCATAGAGGGCATACTGCTCGTCAGTCATTTCACCTTCCTTCGTTTAAGTTTAACCTCATCGTGGCTTGGGATATGCTCCAACCAGTATCCCGACGGGGTTTTCTGAAACAGGTAGCACTCGGTAAAATCATCTGCTACCGAGGCGAGCCATTTCAATTTCACCAGGCTCACGCCGAAGTGCCGGTTGAGAGACCGCCACCTGTCATCCTTGCCATAGAACCCGCCTTTCGCTTCGATATACTCGGTCACGCCGTCTGTTCTATGCACCTCTGCGTCGGGCCGGTAGGTGCAGCGGTAGCCGAGCGGGATCGGCAACGGTTGCAGAATATAGGACAGAATCTCCTTTCGCTTGGATCGCTCGTCCAGCCATTCGCGGAGTTGGCGTTCCGGTTCTGATGGCTGCTTGGATTTTCGCGTTCCGCTGTTCAATTTCTGACGGAGCGAGGTTTTCTCGGCAGGAACGGGATTTCCTGCATTCTCGGAAGATCGAGCCTTAGCGGGGCTGTTTTGGGGCAAATACCAGCATACCTTACCGGTCGCCCTTTGAACACCCCGCCGAAAGCCCTTCGCAAGTAGCGCAGATTCCTCCGGCGTGGGGTTTATAGGGTCTTCGTCATAGTAAGCGAGGTCGTTGAACTGCCTAGCAATGTCAGGAAGCGTCTTCATTCGTCCTTATGTTCCACTTTTGGATTGACAATTTTCTTTTCGGTTGGAATGATCCCCGCGCATTACATATCTGACAGGAGGTAAAATATACCCAACCGCTTTCAAGATAGCCTCGTCTCATTTTGTCAGTGCGAGCCTCACCGCCGCAGAACGGGCAGGGCTTTAAGTCATTTAGATTCATTCGGATATTCCAAGCGCGGCCAAGACTTGCTGCTGAAGGTTGTCGTTCTCGATTTCCAGATGCTCGACGCGGCGACGCAACTCGTCACGCTCAGCCATATATGGGTCGCCGGCAGGGACTTTCCGCGAATCGGATTCGGTCTGAAGGATCCTATCCGACCACTTGAATCCACACATACAGGTGTAGTGCAGGTGTGCGAATGTCAATCTGCAATACCGGATGTTCTCGCCGAGTATTGACCATTCTCGGCAACGTGGGTCACCCGTTTTGCTTGCGTCAACATAACGAGGCCTGATCGGGTGATTTCCGCAGGCTGGGCAGCGTCGTTCAGATGGATTGTCCATTATTTCCTCCTTGGTTTAGTGGCGGAGTCCGGAATTGAACCGGCGGCGGAACCAGCAAACGGGTTCAGGATCATTTGAGTCCATTTAATCTTCGTCACTTACCCTCCTTTGCCCGCCCGTCCCAGTAGCTACGGCCACGTTCATCCGAATACAGGTCAGTGCGTTGTTCCGCGCTCGCTGCGCCGGATAAAACAAGCGCATTTGCAAGCTGCCGTTGGAGGTTGTCGCACTCCAGTTCGAGGCGGGCGACCGACCGCAACGCCTCATCGCGATCTGCAATTAGCCGCTTGATATACGGGTCGCCGACAGCGACTTCGGGAAAGCAGTCGTCACTCATTTTTCTTTCCTTTCAGCGCGTCAAGTTCGACGCGCAGTAAATGGTTCTCCGCTTCAAGCCGCGCCATATCTCTTGATAAGACCTGAGCCGAATCAACAAGGGCAAGATTTTGGCTCGCAAGCCAATCAAGCGTGATCACATACCGCCAATGCGTCGCTATTACGCCGAGCGTGAATGAAAAGACGAGAGCAATAAAGATAGCGAGGCGAAGGACGACCTTCATTGCTGTTTGATAATGCGGTTGACGAAAGCCTCGATCTCCGCTGTCTGATTTGTCCAGCCCATCGTTGTGAGCATCCCGATGGCAGCCTTCCTCTCACCTCGGCAGCCTGCCGATGTATCCCAATCGGGCGTGAATACCACGCCGTTGCACCTCTGCATAAGTGCAATCATCCCCGCCCGCCAGAAGTCCTCCGGCATCGGATGACTGGCGTTCAGCGCAGGGCCGAGCAAGTGCGGCACGACAGCCATCACCTCGCCTTTGCCTGCTTGGTTGATCATCGCGCCAATCGCGGTGGTGCGGGCGATATTTGCCTCGATCTGGGCCGGATATTTTGCCCACAACGGCGCGGAGACGAAGATGAGTTTCATTTAGTTCCTTGAAAACCGCAACCCGGCGTGGGGGGGAAGGCTCCGGGCGGCCACGCCGGGCAATAACCGCCCGAAGTTAAAACGGCAAATCACTTTCGGATACTGGTGCAGACGAAGGCGCGGCGTGAGTCTTAAACCCATACTCCGCCCCAAGCAATTCGATATAGTGCCGACCTTGATACTCGCGGCTGGAGACATTGCAGACGGCAATGATTTCTGAGCCGACGAGCGCGGGGTCATTGAAGATCGCTGCCCGCTCCCTGAACCACTTGACGGGCAAGACGGTCTCTCCCTCACGCTTAGGAACGACGATGGTGATAGTTGTTGCCACGAGTTCGCCGGTCTGGTTGAAATATGGCTCAACCGAGCGAACGATGCCTTGAATGGTAGTCTGCGGGGTCATCGAGGCACTAGTGGTTGCACAGAGCGAATCATATTAGCGAGTTCTGCATATTTTCTCGTTCTCGCCGATTCCATTTTTGATTTTATCTCGTCCGTGCTCGCCTTTGCCGCCGCCGCATACGCCGCTGCATTCGCCGCCGCCCGCGCCGCCGCATACGCCGCCACATTCTCCGCCTCCCAATCCACCACATCCGCCGCTGCATTCGCCGCCGCATACACTGCCTTTGCCGCCGCCCGCGCCACTGCCTCTGGCCGCCCCTCCATAGCCATCATATCCATAATCGCCGCGTCCGCCGCGGTATTGGTAGCTTGTCGCACTCCTTCTCGTAGACTTTTGCTACCCGTGGAAAGATACCGAACTACTACATCCGGCGCGTTCCACAGATGTAGAACGCTTTGCGCGCACATACGCACACACTTGTTGAGGTTCTCGCCGGGCAATACCTTTGCCCAGAACCATATCATCCAGTCTGTGCGTGAGCAATTCAACCACGCTTCGTCAAGCGAGGAGAATTGTTCCGCCCAACGCAAGCCTTCAGCGCAAGCGTTAAGCTCGATTAACTTTCCTATCATTTCGCCTCCAAAATGGCTCGCCGCGCTGTTGATAAGTGGATGAGTTCCTTCCTCTCAGCCGCCGTCATATCAACGAGCTTAAAAAGCTGTGTGACGGCGTTATATTCGGCCATCGTCCTCGCCGACCCGATTCGTTCGGTATATTCTTCGACGCTCACCTTTGCCGGTTGCGTGGCGACCTGCGCTTCAGCGGCGGCTAGGGCGTTACCGGCAAGCGCGTCGTCAATTTCGGCGTCGGATTCAAGCTCCGCCCGACGCTTGGCGAACGCGGCGTCGGCCTTTTGAACGAGGGCGGGATCGAGCGTTGACCTATCCATATTCCCCCATTTGGCAAATCGCTTGGCGAACTCTCCCGCGGTAAAGGACGGAATCAGCGCGATGGATTGTTCAAGCGTCGCGAGTTTCACGCCGGCCGCGGCGGGCCTGACGGTTGCTTTCGGCGTGACGGTTGCTTTCGGCGTGACGGTTGGACGCGCCGGTGCGCCTGGATCGCGCTCTTCGGTGATTTCCCCTTCAACCGTATCAGTCCCACGCTCTTCGGTCAATCCGTCAACTTGACCCACAGCGATAGAAGATGATTGATCAGCAGGTATATCAACGCCGAGTTCTTCGGGGGCGTAGAGGCTATTACCTGGATCAATAGCCCGCAGCCCACCTGTCGCGCACCGAGCGCGAAGCATAAACCGCGGGTATTTACTCCAAGAGTCTTTTCCTAAAAGCCCGGCGCGCTTCGCGTCCTCAAGAGTGAAGGTCTCCTGGTGTTCATCGCCGCTTGGCGACCGCAACCAAAGAACAGCGCGAACCTCGGTGGACTCTTTCCAACTTATATGTCCGCCCCGCTTGACGAACATCCCTAGTTGGAGTTCAGCTGAGAGTGTTGGCTTCCCCTGTATCACAGAAATCAGCCGCAACGATTGCATTGGAGGTAAGCCAAGCTCTCGCCCGGTCAAAATGATGGCGGCGACTTGAGCTCCCGTCCGAATAGCCGGGGGGAGAAAGCCGGTTCGGACGAGTTGCTCGCCAAAATGGACCAGCGAATTGAACATCTGGTCATTTGTAGCAATTGCGAACCCATCTTTAGACGCGGACGCGAGCGCGGTCGCAATCTCGCCGGTCTGTTCGTCAACCTGCTCGTTGGTCATCTGATCCTCAATGTTTCCCCAGCCGCCACGATGACGCTCGCGGGGATAGGCTCGCCGCGCTTCCACGCCGCGACGAGTTCCGACTTGTTAATCGTGACCGCCACGCGGCGGAACTGTTCTGGCAATTTCAAGGGGTCGTCGGGGCATTGCCGAACACCCGGCGGGGTTGCAACGATACTTACCGTTCCGATTCCGAACCGGAACTTGTCTTCGCCGCGCATCTTCATTGAAGCGAGAAGATACGCCTTTATGCGTTCCACGCGGTTGGCCCGCGTCTTCACGAGTTCGGCTAAGCGCCGGGCTTCAGTGCGCGCCTGTTCAACTTCCGCCTCGAACTCCAGAATCCATTTGGCGAGCGATTCGACGGCGGATTCGCGGTCAAGTTCAAGCGCGTCAAGCGCGGCGAGTTGTTCGGGCGTAATTTCGCCGGTTTCTTCATCGGTCTGCGAGAGGACAAACCGGATATGCTCATCAATACTGTAGAGAGTCATCTTTCTCCTCGTTGGGTTGCTCGACCGTTTCCGCTACCGCTTCGTCAGACAGGCGGAGCTTCAGCGGCTTACGGGCTTCACTCCGCATTTCGTCGCGGTTGGATAGCTCGACCAGACGATCTATGTCGGCCTTCTCGCCGAGCCAAGAACCGACTCGGCGACCATCCGCGTCGAACACCCACGACTCGCCGTGCCAAATCTTTTCGGTTCTCAACATCATTTCACTCCTCGCAATGCCCGTTTCGCGGCGCGGGCGTGAGTTGAACGGCGGTTATCACGCTTGATCAGCCATAGCGCCAAGCCGATCAGCGCCAAGCCGATGATAGTGGTCATCAGTTTCGTCCCCGGCAATCCGGCGGCGCAGGCCAAACGTGAATACGTTGGCAGGCCGGGCAGTAGTCGTCGTGGCAATAGAGCCGCCGCTCGAGATACAATTCTTCGCGCTCTCGCTGGAGCCGCCGCTCATCTTGGCGGCGGCGCCCGTCTCCGTTGTCCTCTTTACCTATCATCGGCGGCGCTCCCCGGTGATGTGCCGGATTGTCTCGATGCCTCCGCCTGTTCGACTCGACACATAACCCGTAATGCTTGCTCTACTGCACGATTGGCAAGCATTTCAAATTCACCATCGCGCCTGGGTTCGCAGGGTAGGGCCACACCCGCTCCAGCCGTTTCAGATGAAAGCATTCCTTGCATCGCCGCGATCGCATAACGATCGAGACGTGACACCCTTTCGTTCTCCCAGCTACAAGCTTCACACTTACTCATCGGCGGCTCCCCCGGCGGTCTGGTGAAGCGGCATTGGGGCATAAACGGGGTGCGCCCCAGTTGCCTGAGCGTCAATCTCGGGCAACAGGTGTCTCAGGCTGTTCTGCGCTATCCATAACAATTCCGCGGCCTCAAGCCACGAGCCTGATTTGTAGAACGAGCGGGCGGTCGCAACCCGCTCAATGACCCCAACAATTGATCTTTCAATCTCGTCCATTTCTTCCCCTTTGAGAGTGCAAGCCCCGCGCCTTGAGTCTGGAGAGGACTTTGGGAAGGCGCGGGGCGTTGCGACTCATCCTTTGCATTTTGCGCCTCTCCAGACGCGATTGTAAATATACGGAACTTTTTGGCAAAAGTCAATAGTCGGCGACCGCTTTGCGGGCATCGCGTTCAAATTGCCGCATTCCCCGCCGCAAGCGTCATTGATATTCCACTTCCCTTCCTACCCAAGCCGAGTGATCGTTGACCGGCTGGTCCTCAACGCCTGCTTCTTCGAGCGTAAGGCAGGCAAGATTGCCGTAATCGTTGACGACGGCCTGAAGCTCGGTGATCTCGGTGATATTCACTTCTCTTCCCCTTTTATTAGTATCCCCTTGTCTATCGTCAATCGGGCGCTTGACAGGCCGGTTGGAAAGATTATAAACTCCCCGCACTCGCATATCCGATCTATTGCCCAAGCGCCATAACGACCTATCAATCCTTCGACCGACTCTATATTAGTCGTAACAATCAACTGACGTTCGTTCCGGTAGATATGATCTATCAAGGCTCCAACGAGCTCGCTAACCCGCTCATCTTGCGCGCCCTCCGCCTTGCCGCTTTCGCCTTGGCCAAGATCATCGAGCAGAAGAACTTGTTTGTGCTCAATAAACCTCTCCCAAATCTCGTCTCGATTGAATCCGGCGCGAACATAGTCAGGGATGAATCGGACAGCCGAGAGATATTGGCCGGGCTTGACGCCCATTTGATAAAGCTCTTTCAACGCAGATACCGCCAAATGGGTCTTGCCCAACCCCCGCCTGCCCATCAGGATTATCCATCGGTCTCCCGCGAGCGTCTCAACCCGTCTCTTGATCTGCCCGATCTCAGGCGTTCGGTCGTCGAATGACTCAAAGGTCATATCCTCATATCTGGGCGGGATACGAAGACGCTCTACCATATTGATATTGAATTGTTTGGCTTCACAATCCGCACATAAGTCTTCAATCTCATCACCAAACGATTTGGGATATGGAAACAAAACATCTCGCACCCCAGTTCTGCGCTCCCAAACTTTATCGCAGTGAGGGCATATTACATCAACCGTAATTATCGCCTTTTCATATATTTCGGTTTCGTTCATATCTTTCCGAGCTCCTTAAGCTGTTGGACATACTCGTCGTCGTCTTTTGAGGGAATAGAGAATCGTCGCGGTTGATTTGATGGAACTCCCTTTCGCCATCTCTCATAGGTAGTCTTAAGCCAATTGCCGAAAAAGCGTTTGTGATCGTGGGGAGCTTTCTTGGGGTTGTTCAATATCCATAGATGGGCGAACTTCACCTCTTGGAGGTAATCAAAGCCCGCGGGATAGACGGCAACTATTTCCGCTTCCCATCTGACCGGATCGCGCACGTCTTTCCAAGTTTCAGAAACGAAGAGCGAGAACGGCGTGGTCGGGGCGAGCGGCGAAGCCGCCGTACTACTCCCCCCATCGGGGGGCTGTGTAACGTTACGTAACGGCTGTAACGTTACAGCCGTTACAGACGTTACCCCTCCTGTCTCTGTCTCTGTCTCTGTCTCTGTTAGTGTCTCTGTTTCTTTTGCTTCTTTTCTTTGGCGAAAAAGTCGAACACGCCCCGCTGATTCCCCTTGATACCGCGCCCAATTCTTAATAATCCAATCCCCATCTTCTATCCGTAACGCTAAATCTATTACTGCAACATTGCATAGCATTTCAATATCCCCTTTGGGCACGCGCCATTTTGAGGCAGCAACTGTGAATGGGATGGCTTTGGCTCGCCCCAAGATTCCATCTCTCTTGATGTAACAGAGCATTTCAATCCACGCAAGCCGAACGGCTGGCGGTTGGTCATAGAGCCACTCGGAGTCGCTCCAAGACGTGTTAAGCCGAATCCATCGTTCAGTTGACATTCGTCCTCCCGAACCAGAAACGCCTTTGTCTCCGGTCGAACAGGCAGTTCCTTTAGCTACGCGCATCAGGCTGCTCAACCAGAGACAAAGGCGTTG